ATTTAGATGAGAAGATAGAAGGAATTCAAGCAAATAAATTAGCAGTAAATAAATTAAATTTTGGTGAAAAATTAGACCAGGATTATATCAGTCAACAATTTGCAAAAGGTGCAAATAGAGAATATGGTAAACAATATTATACAGATACTACTAATTTTTATTCACAAGGAACATATGAAGTTAAAACTACATTTGCAAGTTCTCCATTAATTAGAATAGACGGAACAGGATTGAGTGGCAGTGTTGGTGGAATTAATCCTACACCTTCAACATTCTATGCTGGTAATTTTACCTTCACACCATCATCTAATGCTAGTTATGTATGTACATCACCAATTGCATATGATATGTTTACAATAGATGGTCAAATTACACCAGGACAAATTGCATACTATGATAGATATGCACAATCACCTATAACTGGATTTTATTATTTCACATTTGGTGGTGGTAATGAAATTTATGAAATTGATAGAACAACAGGAGAAATAGGATACGGAAGTGGATTATTCTGCTAAAATAAAAATATTATGAGTCAAAATATACCAATATACATACCAACTTACATAAATTCAGCAACGTATACACCAGCTAGAGTATTACCTCGTTTATTTTTTTATAATGGGTTGATTGATTGTCAACGTTATTACATTGAAAGTGGGTCAGTAGCTGTTGGTGGTGTAACATATGAACAAAACGCATTTCCATATTTTGATAACTACAATGTAGTAAGTGGCAGTTTTCCTACCACAGATAGTTTATCATTACTATTCAATAATGAAAATGCAGCATATGGACAAATACCAACCCAAAACTTATATACAAGATATTGGGAAACATATATTCAATTATTATATAATCCAAAAACAAGATTATTAAATTGTAGTGCAATCATTCCATTGGCAGATTATTTCAATATGGAATTAAATGATATTGTAAATTTTAGAGGAAATTATTATCATCTAAGAGCAATAAATGATTATTCATTAAAGACGGGTGAATGTACTTTACAATTATTAGGTCCAATAATACCTGATACGTTGAGTAGATAATAAAAATTAAATGTTAAATTATGATAATAGGAATTATTGAATTACTCACCATTACAGAACATTATGGTGTTTCAGAAAGAGTAGAGATAGCAAAAGGAAAATATGAAATAGCAAGAACTTGGAAGCAAGGTCTTAACAAAATAAAAAGATTATGGCAGATAAGAAAATTAAAGTCCAAGTAGATGTTGAAACCAATGTAGAACAATCTATTGCTGGATTAAAGGAACTTAAAAAGCAATTAAAGGAAACTGCCGCAGGTTCTGCCGATTTTAAAAGATTGGTAGGAGAGATTGATGATTTAGAAGATAAACTTAAATCAGCAAAAGGAGCAGCAGCAGATTGGATTGATTCATTAGAATCAGCAGGTGGTCCTATTGGTATGTTAGGTGGTGCATTGAATAAAGTAAAAGTTGCCACACAATCATTCGGTGCAGCATTAAAGGCGACTGGTATTGGTTTAGTAGTTGCTGCTATTGGTGGATTAGTTGCAGCATTCTCTCAGCAAGAAGGTGCAATGAAGAAACTGCAACCTTTATTAATTGGATTAGAGAAAATATTGGGTGGTATATTCAGAGCATTTGAACCTGTATTAGATGCATTTATTGAAATGGCTACATCTGCATTACCATATATCACAAAAGGTATTGGTATGTTCTATTCTGGCTTATACTCACTATTCACATTAGTAAAGAATGTAGGTGTATCAGCGGGTAAAATACTTAAAGGTATATTCACATTAGATTTTGATGCACTTAAAGAAGGTGCAGCAGGTATCAAAGATGCATTCACAAGTGTTTCTAAAACATTTGATGAAACATACCAACGTTTCCAAGCTGGTACAAAAGACCAAACTAAAACTGAAAAGGAAAACGCAGAAGAAAGAGCTAAGAATGCAAAAGATGCAGCAGCTAAAAAGAAAGCAGCAGATGAAAAAGCAGCGGCAGATGCAGAGAAATTAAGACAAGATAATTTAAAGAAAGCAGAAGCAGCAGATGGTGTTGAATTAGAAGCATTCAAAGCTACACTTACAGAAAGAGAGAAAGCAGAATATGAAGCAGGATTAAAATTAGCAGAACAAAGAAAGATATTAGCAGCAGCAGGTAGAACTGATATGACTGCTATTGAAGAACAATATCGTATTTCATTAGCAGAAATAAAGAAGAAGTATGATGATGAGGAAGCTAAAAAGAAAGAAGAGAAAGATAAAAAAGATAAAGAAGATTTATTAAAGAAGCAAGCAGATGAAAGAGGTATACTACTAAGTGGTTTACAATCTAAGTTTGAAGATTTAGATAGAGAGAATGCTAAATTAGATTTTGATTTTCAACAGGATTTAGAAAGGTTAAAACAACAAAGAGATATATTAGCTGAGCAAGAACTAACTGAATTACAAAATACAGAACTTACAGAATTTCAAAAAACAGAGATTCGTAAGAAATATGCAGATGCTAGAAAAGGAATTACAGACCAGGAAATTGCAACTGAAAAAGCAGCAGCACAGGCTAAGCAAGATATTAATATGGCTTACCTTCAATTGTTTGAGCAGTTCGGTAATGTGTTAGGACAAGTTGCAGGCAAGAATAAAGCATTAGCAATAGCTGGTGTTGTTATATCACAGGCAGCAGCAATCGGACAGATTGTAGCACAAACAGGTATCGCAAATGCAAAAGCAGTAGCGGCATCTCCATTAACTTTCGGAGCACCATGGGTCTTAATCAATACTATATCAGCAGGTTTAAGTATTGCATCAACAATTGCGGGAGCAGTTAAATCAATACAACAAATAAATTCAGCAGCATCGGCAGCCGGAGTAAGTGGTGGTGGAGGAGGTTCGGCTAATACTGCAGCACCTTCATTACCAAAAGTAAGTAGTGCATCAGCTCCACAAATACAGACGGGTGGTGGAATGAATCCAACACAACAAATTGGTGAAACAATAGCAGGAGCACAAAAACCCCTTAAAGCATATGTGGTGAGTGGTGATGTTAGTTCTGCACAGGCATTAGACCGCAGAACGAATAGAGCAGCAACATTTACGGGTGGATAAATAATTTATTAATTGTTAAAGAGTAATATGGAAAAAGAATTATTATACGAACTTATGATTGAGGATGATGCAACTGATGAGGTGATGGCAGTATCATTTGTAGAAAGTCCAGCAATAGAAAGAGATTTCGTATTCATGTCAAAAGAAGTAAAGTTTGCATCTATTGATGATGAACGTATGTTAGTAGCCGGCCCTATCCTAATTCCAAATAAAAAGATTTTGAGAATGGATGGAGAGGGTAATCCTTATTATGTATTTTTTAAATCTGAAACTGTTGAGAAATTAGCAAGAAAGTTTTTAAAGAAAAAGTATAATGATGAAGTTACCGTTGAGCATGATAAAAAAGTATCTAATATTCATTTAGTTGAAAGTTGGATAATTGAAATGAGTTCAAAGGATAAATCTAATATATACGGATATACATTACCAAAAGGAACATGGTTCGGTATATATGATGTAAGTGGTAATCCTAATGTATGGGCAAAAGTAAAGAACGGAACATTCAAAGGATTTTCAGTAGAAGCATTAGTAGAACATAAAAAATCTGATTTAAAATTATCATTAGATAAATCAATTGATGAATTAAACGATGATGAAGCAGAGATAGTTCTTTCTAAAATCAAAGCAATGATTAAGAAAGATAAAAGATACGGAAAAGGTCAAAGAATTGAAATGGAGGCATACGCAGATTATCCACAATCAGTACGTGATGCAGCAAGAATTGCAAGAGAGCAAAATGAGAAAGTAGGTGGTAAATGTATGACATTGGTTGGAAAAAGAAGAAGTGCAGATTTAGAAGCAGGTAGAGCTTTAAGTAGAGAAACAATTGCAAGAATGGTATCATATCTTAGTAGAGCAAAAGATGTATACGAACAGAATAAATCAAATAGAGAATCGTGTGCGTATATTGCATATAAAGGATGGGGTGGTGAAACGGCATTGGTATGGGCAGAGAATAAATTGAAGCAAATTGATATGGAAGGACAACCATCTATTACATCATCATACCCTGGCGAAGTAGCTAAAAAGAAAAAAGATGAATCAAAATAATATTCATAAAAAGTTAATTCAATTCGCACCACAAGAAATTTCATTATCTAAATTTCAAGACCTATTAGAGAGTAGTAGTAGAAATAATAAAATAAGAGTTGAGTGGGAAACATTAGAAGGTAATACGGATTACTATTGGATGTGGTGGGATAGTGGAGCGTATGTGGGTAATGAAGCAAGTGATACGAAGCAAGCAGAAGGAATGTTTAATATACAAACTACCTTAACATCAGATAGTGGAAGAAAACAATGGAGAACATTAACCTTACAAACTGTATCTAAATGTAGATTTGAAGGTAAATTATATATTGTTAAGTAAAAAGAATTTAATAATTGTTAAATAATAAAATAAATAATTATGGCGAATAAAATTGCAAACGGCAAAAACTTTGTTACCAACCCACAATTTAGTGGTGGAGTAAATCAAAATACAGGTTCATTTGGCTTTATAGCACAAGGATTGTATGTAGGAACATTTGGTAACTTAACTGCAACAACAGCAGATGGTTCACAAATCACATTAAAGAATGTATCAGGTTTTGTTCCTGGTTTATTCGTATCAGTAGATAGCGGTTCAACTGCAACTGATATTGTAGCATTTAGATAATAAAATATAATATGCAATTTAACTACAACTACAATTGGCAAGAATGTATTGATGGCAACGCCGGTGGCGGAGGTGGCAGTGGATTAGTTCAAAGAAATCTATGGTCTTATTTAGAGTCTGAACAATTAACTCCAACTACTAAAACATATGATTCCTTTACCGGTACATGGTTTGATAATGGTAGATGGGGCAATAATGCATATGTAGTAGGTGATGTAAATTCAATTAGTGAAAACACATCTTCTTTTGGTGGATATAATATTAATTTTGGTGTAAGTGGTGGAGCTCCAACAGGAAGTTATTTGTATTGGCCAACAAATTATAATGATGGACCTGTACCAAATACTACGGAAGGTCAATGTATTTTTATACAATGGCAAAGTTCTCCAATATTTACAGGCTCAGTATCATTATTTAGTAATACAAATGCAGGTGGATTAGAAAAAAGTTTTTGGGGTGGTGTTAATATAGGTTTGGGAAATACATTCACATACTTAGGATGGCCTGGCTCATTACAACAAACAAGTGAAACCGCAGTTAATACAGGTAGTAATGGTTCTTCATATTTAGAACCATATGATACACCTGAAGGTAACGGTTATAATATATTTGCATGGAATACTGGAAATAATGGATTTGGTGTAAATGGAACTCAAGTTGTAATAACTAATTTACAAGAGCAACCATTTTTTATAAAAAACAGTTCATATACAGGTTCATTTGATTTTACAAATGATGATTTAACATTTGGTTCACAAAGTACATTCCCACCTACGGGTTGGACAGGACCAGATGGTTCTCAAACTACATACGCATTTAGAGGAGCAGTTAAAAGAATATTAATTTATAATTCAACATTATCTCAAAATGAAATTAATAGAAATTACGCTTTCTTAAAAACATTACCATAATAATATGCCAATACCAAATCCAACTCCAAAAGAAACAGAAGAAGAATATGTAAGTAGATGTATCGGTGAAATATACGATGAATACGGACAAGAACAAAGTGCAGCTATTTGTTATAACACTTATAGAAAAGCAGAAGGTATGAGTGGTGATAGATTAGTGATGAGTAAACTCAACCAATTAAATAAATACAAAGGAATTAACTTAAAAGAAGGTGGTGACCCGTGCTGGGAAGGATATGAACAATACGGAACAAAGGATGTAGATGGTAGAGAAGTTCCTAATTGTATTCCAATAAAAGAATAACAATGAATTACACAAATAAATTTATTCAGAAATTACAAGAAACTACTTGTCCTACTGCAACACAAAATGTTAAAGTAAATCTTGCTAATAGGCAGAAATGTATTGATGAGGCAAATTATGGTCCTCTCAATCCAAATGAACCTAATGAAGATTATTGGATAGCTAAAGCAAAAGTATTTGGTGGTGAAGATGTTGAAAGTGCAAAGAAAGCCTTATGTGGTAATTGTTCTTTCTTCGTTCAAACTAAGAAAATATTAGAGTGTATAGCTGGTGGAATTAATGATGTGAATGAGTGGGATACTATTGATGCAGGTGATTTAGGATATTGTGAAGCATTTGATTTTAAATGTGCAGCAAATAGAACTTGTGATGCTTGGGTAGTAGGTGGACCAATAACAGATTAATATTATGGAAAATATCTATACAGTAATCATAACTGCGATCACTACATTAGGTGGTGTGAATGCATGGAAATACTTTGAGAAAAGAGCATCACATAAAGAAGACGACGAGCGTTTCATGCGCAACGACTGCCAAAGTAGAATTACTAAATTAGAATTATTACTACAACAAGCATCAGATGAGAAAGATGAGATGAGAGCACAAATATTAAAGTTAGTAGAAGAAGTTTCTGCATTAAGAGTAGAGATAAAATATTTAGAACAAAAAAGTAAAAATAGTTTATAATGGCGAAAGGAATGAACGTAGCAGTAAAAGTGCTAAAACCTAAAAAGAAAGGAAATCCAAAAGGTAAAAAAGGAAGTGGTCCAAAAGATAAATCAGTAAGTAAATATAAAGGACAAGGTAGATAATAAAATCAACCAGGAATAGGAAATAACCTAATCGTCAACCCTCAAATATAAAAGTAAGGTAATCATACCAAAAGTGATTAAGACCCATTAATTAAAAGCTAATGGGTTTTTTTGTGTCTTTATGTTTTTTACCCTAAAAAGTGGGTTTTTCACAACTAATTGATTATCAACAACTTATAAACACCTCATTTTCAACGACTTATGCCCAAATATTACGATTTTATTACATATTAAAAAAATATATGTGTAAAGTGTTGATACTCAATAAAAGACTTTTCAAAATAGTTCAAAAAGCAGTAGGAAAGTCCAAAAAATGGGTGTATCTTTGGGTATATACTCAAAATTAATAAAATGGCAAAAGAACTAACATTAGAAAAATTAGCATCAGCAATTATTCAAACAACAAAAGAAGTTTGGCAGTTAAAAGCTGAATTAGAAAAAGTACAATCGTATTTAAGAGCGCAACATAAATTAAAACAACAATTAAACACTAAAAAATAAACTATGAAAACTTACAAAAGTATTACAAAAGAAAAAGGATTAAATATTATAGGTTATCAAAATCAATTCTTTGGTAAAAAGATTTGGGAAAATGCAATTAATCCATTAGTATTAGCAGCGGGTACATCGGCTGGTAAAACAATTACATCATTAATATCATTGGAAATATTTTATTCAGATAAGAAAAACTCTAACAAAAGAACATTAGTAGTTCCTGCATCAAAAACAGTTTTAAGAGATAACTATTCTATTGAGTTAGAAAAGTTCAATCCAAATTTTGGTTACTTTGTTGCAACTAATAAGAAAGAATTAGAGGAAGCAATTAAGGATAAATCTTATCAAGTTATTATTGCATTACCACAAACAATAAGTAGAAATTATAAATTGTTACCTAAAATACATAATTTTATTTTAGATGAAGCTCACCAATGGTATTTCAAAAATACTATTCAAACTATTATTGAACATATTAAACCAACAAAACAATTGTTATTGACCGGTACTCCATCTCGCTTTATTGCTAAAGGTAATGGATTTGATTTTTTCTTTGTACCTGTAATGGATTTATATAATGAAGATAGAGTATCGAATATTAAAATTGAAGTAGTATCTTCTTCATATGATTTCAAACAAAAAGATTATTTATCAAACTATGGTTCTCTTAAAGCATCAAAAACAAATTCAGCAAAACAAGCAAAAGATGCGTTAAGTATGGTATGTGATGAAATGATACTTAAATTAAGAAGTAGATTAGGTAATAAGTATTTAAGTAATTTAAGAGGTGCAAATAAAATAAGTTCATTGTTCAATGATTTAGATAAAACGATTATCTTCTGCCATTCGGTAAAACAATCAAATGCATTTTTTAAGGAATTAAATTCAATGAAAGGTTTAAAAGATAAAGTTTTATTATCTCATAGTGATAACGATAAAGATAGTGAATACTTTGAAACATTTAGAACTCAATCAGAATATAAAGTATTAGTTGCAGTAGATAGAGGTAAATTAGGATATAACTTACCTGATTTGTTTAATGTAGTAGATTTTACCTTAACACAATCATTAGATATGATACTACAAATGATGGGTAGAATATTAAGATTATCAGATAAGGATAAACAAAAAACTTATTTCAAAGTAGCAACAAAAAATACGGCAGGTTATTTTGTAGATTTAATGACTGGTGCTTTATGTTTATTTACAAATGATAGTCCAACTTATTATTATTCATCATTCAATGGTAAAAATATGGGTGGTATATTAATTCCAAAAGTATTGACGAAATCAACAAAGAGTGGGCAAAAATCAAAGCAATCTACAAATGGTAAGAAAGGTACACAACAATTAAAATCATTAGAAGAATTGGGTATTCCATTAGATTTAAATTTATTTAAACAAGATATTATGTATTCACAATCAGATAAGTTTGGTACTATTGCTTGGACTACATTAGATGAATGTAGAACAAAGTTTTTTGAAATAAAAAATACAAAGCCAAGCGGTTATTGGAATTATGAAAATTGTCAAAAAGAAGCACTAAAATTCAATCTTAAAATGGACTTTAAAAGTAAAAATTCAATGGCATATGAAACATCTAGAATTAATGGGTGGTTAAATGATATATGTTCTCATATGAATACGAAGTTTACAAAATGGGATGAAAATTCTATTACGAAAGAAGCTAAAAAGTATAAATCATATAATGAATTTTTTAATAAAGCTGGTGGAGCATATAATGCTGCAAAAAGATTATCAATAATAGATAAGGTAACAAGACATATGAAAAAAGGATTATCGTATAGAACAGATACGGATTTAATTAAAATTGCAAAAAAATATAAAACACAAAGAGAATGGTATACCGAAGATAGAAATTCTTTTTCGGTTGCTAAAAAAAGAGATTGCTTTAATAAGTGTGTTTCACACATGCCAATACCTATTTTATATAATAAAACTAAAAAATAATTTCGTTACAAAATTTGGCTGATACTTATATTTGTTGTATCTTTAAGATATGATACACATATTATTAACATAAACAAAACAAAAAGGAAACACAATGGCAAAAGACCCAGCAGTATTGTTCTACACATCTGATTTTTTGAGTAGTACAATCACAATGACAAACGAGCAGAAAGGTAAATACATAACTTTACTTTGTATTCAACATCAACAATCATTCTTAACTGATGAAGATTTAGATACACTTTTAACTGATAAAGATAAAAGAGTAAGAGATAAGTTTATTAAACAATCAGATGGCAATTATATTAATCTTAAACTGAAATCTGAAAGTGAAAGAAGAAAAGCTTATACTGAAAGTAGAAGAAATAATAGAAGTAAGATAAAGAATAACTTATCAGAAACATATGATAAACTAATGGAAACTGGAACTGAAACTGAAACTAGAACTGTAACTAGAAATGAATCTTTAACTAAAACTATAACTGATACTTTAAATAATAGTATAGCAGATAAGATGAGATTAAAACCATCGGATAAAGAAATAAAAGAGTTAGATAATTTGGTATAATAGAAAAAATAAATTATATTTGTTATATATCAGTCAGTTCTTTACAGCCATTTAGTCTGACTCCTTATAACTTTTGTAGAGGTCAAATAATACTCTACCAACCCTATCGATTTCTTCGGTAGGGTTTTTTTATGTTAAATTATTTGTTCGTTTGAGATTTTTAGAGTATATTTATAATAATAAGATAATAAAACAAATATGGCAAAGATTAAAGAAATTAAAGGTTACGATGGATACTTTATTGATACCGATGGTAAAGTATGGACATCAAAAAGAGGTAACAACCTAACAGCGAGAACCGAATTAAGATTATTAACTCTATCTAAAAAGAAAACCGGTTACTTATACGCTAACATTTATTGGGGTAAAAAAACAAATCAAAGAAGTTCATTAAGAGTTCATAGGTTAGTATATGAAGCATTTGTAGGACCTATCACCGAAGGATTTGTAATAGACCATATCAACGATATCAAATCTGATAATAGGTTAAAGAATTTACAGATGTTGACAGTAGCAGAAAATACACAAAAGTATTGGAAAACACCATCAGCACAATTAAGAAAAAAAAACTAAATCATATGTGGTGCATAATCAAATTAGGAAACATTGTAGAGGGGTTAATTAACGTAGTGACATTCGGGTGGGGTAAAGATATCGCTAGTTGGATTGCATCGAAATTTGGCTATGCTACGTGTGGCTGTGAGGAACGTAGGATATATCTCAATGAACTATGTGGTTGTAAAGAAGGAATAAAATTATTTTAATGGGAAGAAGTTTAAGACAACTAGCAACAAAGTGTGGAGCATGCGGTGTAGTATTTGATGAACAACATCCTAAACAACCAAAGAGAGCACGATGTATTGAATGTTATAGAATTGAATTACAAAAAATAAGTAAAGGACAAAAGGATAAAAGAGCAGAGGTCGGTGCTGCATTAAATAGAATAGAAGCATATAGAGATTATAAAGTAGAAAATAGAAAAGGGTTTTGGTCATCTATAAACAAAGAAATAAAAACTCTAACAAAGAGAGAGGATACGAGAGCATTCATCAGTAAACAAATGGATAGGATATTAGAAGATAAAGCCCTAATGCAGTATATAAATTTAATTAGTGTAGCAGAACAAAGAAAAAACGAAAATAAATAAAACAAATAAAACATGGTAGAAATTAAAAGCAGCTTAAACAGCTTATCAGACAAAGCAGATGTAAAAGAAGGATATATGTATATGATAGACTTCACTAAATTAACATCGGTAAATGATTTAATCTTAATCTTAGCATCGATGGGTATAGTATTTCCGTATGACCATCCGAATATTAATCAATTAGGTAAGTTCTTAAATTTAAATAATCCAATTCCATTACCTACTGCAGAACCTAATATAGAAGATAGAATTTTTAAAGGAGAATAATATGAGTACAATAGAAAACAAATACAATCCATTAACAGAGAGTGAGTATGTAGAACTTAAAGATAAGATACAATCTATTAAAGATTATCTACCTGAAATGTTATTAACTTATGTTTGGAGTACTTACAAAAAGATTAGCGGTAGTAATGAAAATCAGCCCTGTGGTTGTAAAACTGCAGCAGGATTATGGAGAAAAGCGGTAGATGTATTACAAGATTATATTAAAAGAGTTGAAGCTGTTTAATGAATGAAGTTACACAATCCATATCAGTAGAATGTAATAAGAGATTAGAAGTTCTATATAATAAACATCATAAGTGGTTAGGAGCGGTAGCATTTAATATATCACATAATCAAGAAACAACACAAGAGTTGGTATCTGATTTGTATGTGTATTTAGGGGAGAAGTGTAATCCTAAATTATTTTACTTAGATAGTTTTAATTTACAATATTGTAGACAGTTTATCCTAAGTAGATTTATCAATGGTATTAAAAGAGATAATAAAAAGAAAAGATTAGCGGACGATTATGATGAAATAGATACAGAGTATGATTACCATAGAGATGAGAAGATAGATAAAGCATATGATGAAGTAAGGGAAGAACTACATAATATGAAAAATAGAAAAGGATTTGCAAGTGCTATGATATATGAACATTATTGGTTCTCAGATAAAACCTTAGATGAAGTAAGTAAAGATATCCGAATAAGTAAGAGTACGGTGTTCTTAGCAGTAAAGAAAGTAAAAAAACATTTAAAAAATAATATACAAAACCCATTTGAAAATGAATAACGAAGAACAAATCAAACAGATTGTAGAAGAAATTAAAAAGAATATGAATTTAGAAGAATTAGATGAGTTAGAAAGACAATACAATGAAATGTATAAAAGATTAAAAGCAGAACAGAGTGGCTCTACTACAAAAAAAGATTAGTTGGTTATATATACAAATATATCATTAAAATAATGGACAGATAATGGCGAAGTTTGAAAAAGGACATCAATTAGCAAAGGGAAGACCACCAGGTGCATTAAATAGAACAACCGAACAAATGAGGTTAACTATTAATAGAGCGGTTAATAATACTTTGAATACAATACAATCTGATTTAGAAGAATTAAAAAAGACAGACCCTGTCAAAGCATTAGAGTTATCAATGAAACTTATGGAGTATGCAATGCCTAAGATGAGAAGTATAGATTTAAAAGGTAGTATAGAAGTAGATGCTAGAATACAGCAGATAAGTATTAATGTAAACCGAACAGGTAGTGAACTTAGAGATTAATACTACCATATCATTCGAGCACTTATTAGATGCAAGAAGTAGAATCACTCAGCATATTGGCGGAACGAGAAGTGGTAAGACATACGCAATACTACAATGGATTATTGTTCAGGCTTTACAATCACCACAAACAATTACAATAGTTCGTAAAACAATTCCCTCACTTAAAAGAACTGTGATAAAAGATTTCACAGATATTCTTAAATCAATCAATATTTGGAAAGATGAGCATTTTAATATTACTGATAGGGTTTATAAGTTGTATGATTCTTCTATTCAGTTTCTTAGTACTGATGATGCGGATAAGCTTAGAGGTATTAAATCTGATATTCTTTTTATTGATGAAGCAAGTGAAGTGGATGAAGAAAGTTATTTTCAGTTATCTATCCGTACTACTAATCGTATCATACTCGCATATAACCCTACCATATCTCCTTACCATTGGATTAGACAAATGCAAGATTGTGAAAGGTTTGTAACAACATATAGAGATAATCCTTATTTAGAAAAAGAAATTATTAAAGCAATTGAAGATTTAGAACATACATCACCAAAGAAATGGCAGATATATGGTAAAGGTGAATTTGCACTAAATGATAAAGCAATATTCCAATTTGATATAGTTGAATCATACGAAGGAGAGTTTGTAGGATTTGGAATAGATTTTGGAATGAGTGACCCAACGGCATTAGTAGCAGTATATAAGAATGGTAATGATTTATATTTAGAAGAATTAATTTATGAAAGAGGATTAGTTACATCGGATATAGTAGAGAAGCTAAAGAAGTTAGATATAACAAAGAGTGAAGAGATATGGGGTGATAGTGCAGAACCACGTTTGATTGAAGAAATATATAGAAGTGGATTTAATATTAAGCCCGTAGTAAAAGGAAAGGATAGTATTAAGTTTGGTATATCAGTAATGCAGAATCATAAGATAAAGATATTAAAAACTAGTCAGAATCTTATCAATGAGATGTATGGTTATCAATACTCAACGGATAAGCATGGATATACAACAGATAATCCTGAAGGAGGTTTGGACCACTTAATAGATGCAGCACGTTATTGTTGTATGATGAAGTTAAGTGAGAAAGCTAAAGCAAAAGGTAAATACGCAATCACAATAGGAAATTACAAATACTAATATGAAATACACAGATTACGAAATAGAACAAATGGAAGAATTGGTTAGAGAGTTATTAACAATCAATGAAGAATTAAATGCAAGATGTATAGCATTCTCAGCAAAGTTAGATAACGAAGAAAAGAAAGTTCAGAAACTACAACAGCAATTATTATTTATATCACACGCATTTACAAACAATACATACCAAGCATAATGAAAAAAGAAATTGAAATTAGTATACCACAAGGTTATGATGATGTTACATTAAAAAAATATCTAACACTACAAAAAGAATTAAGGAACTACGAAGGTGAAGTAGATGCACAGGCAGCAGTATTAGTAACGTATCTATGTGGTATTGATACTGATATATTAGCGGGATTAGGTAAGAAAGATTATAATATAATTAGTTCTGAATTAGGTAAATGGATTGGTAAAACAGAATTTGATTTACAAAGATTAATATGGATAGATGGTGTAGAGTATGGATTCGAACCTAACTTATCTAATATAGCGTATGGTGCATATGCAGATTTAACACAATACGGAACACTAACAATAGATGAGAATTGGGCAAAGATAATGTCTATCTTATACAGACCCGTAACAAATAAAGTAAGAGATACATACGAAATACAAAAGTATAATGGTGAGATAGATTCAGATAAGTTTTTAGAAGTTACAATGGATATACATTTAGGTGCATTGTTTTTTTTTGTACATTTGTCAACCGACTTACTGAAAAATATCCTGAACTATACGAAGGTGGAGGAGTTTCCTCACAACATCAAATCAATTTTGGAAAGAAGTGGAGCTCTTATGCAACTATCGCTGAACTTGCCAACGGAAACATTGGAGAGATTGACAGAGTCGTTGAAGAACCGTTAGAGAAGTGTTTAATGTTATTAGCATATAAAGCTGATAAACAGGCATTGCAAGATATGTTACACAAAGAAGCCCTAAAAAAGAATGGTTGATAATAAACGATTGATTAATTGTTAAAGATATAAAACATCACAATGGGTATTTGGAGTAATAGTAGAAGCGGTAATTTAAGATACTCTGTTAATAGAGAAAATAACAGCGGTATATATATTGGACCTACGCAAGGATTAAGTTCTCCTAAGAATAGCAGAATGGCTTGTTTATGTATCAATACCAACACATATAGTAGAAAGTGTTGTAATGGTGCATTATTAGAGCAAGGTATAGGTCAGATACAATCTCCTCCAACTATATTCGGAGCATTCGATGATGGATACGATACAGGCTACGATACAGAAGCAACACAACCACAACCATAAATAGAAATAAAATATGTCATCATTAAGTAAACAACAATTAGGTGTAGAAAATCAGACATCATTTCCTAATAATACAACAGGATATATATCACCTACATTATTAAGAACTTTTAATACTAACATCATTGATAGTACAGTTAATCAGACTGGATATAATACAGATAGTAGTAGTGTAAGTGCACAATTAGTAGGATTAAATGCATACACACAATCACTTAACACAAACTTTATTACATCGGGCTCTTTGAATGCAGCAACAGCATCCCTTTCAGCATCTCTAACTACAACAATAAATCAGAAATTAAATTCATCTTCTTTCATTGCATATACTGCAAGTACGAATGCAAGAATAGATTTTTTAGAAGTTAAAGTTGCATATGTAGCTGATGTAAATGTTTTTGAGCAAGATAATAGATTTGAACAACAAGTTTATATTGGTGAAGATTTGAATGTAGTTGGTAAGGGTTCGTTTACAGGTTCAATTGTAGTAGCAGGAAATATAACAGGTTCAAAATTAAACATTACGGATAATAGTGTATTAGGTAGAAATATAAATACTATTACGAGAGTAAGTGGCTCATTAATTACTGATATTTTAATTATAGATGGTGAAAACTTTAATGATTTCTCACAATCAGTAGTAAACGGACTTAACTCAGGTTCTACATTCCCTGCATTTAGTGCGAGTGTAGATAGTAGATTAGATAGTTTAGAAGCATTTAGTTCTTCATTAGAACAAACATACGCAACTGATGTGGAATTATCAGCCGTAAGCGTATCATTAAACTTAGCAAAATTAAGTACATCATCTTTTAATTCTTATAGTGCGAGTGCATTCTCTCAAAGTTTATTTGTAAGTAATTCATTTAGTTCATCATTAAGTTCAGTATCAAAATCTCTTAATGATTCTATTAATACATTAAGTTCATCTATTTATTTAACAGATGCAACACAAAGTAATAACGTAACATTACTTTCACAATCTTTATATTTTACCGATACAACTCAGAGTGTAAACATAACACAGGCATCAGCAAGTGCATGGGGTTCATTCCAAAGTGCATCAGCGTATAGTGCGAGTGCAGCAAGTGCAAGTACGGCATTATCAGCAAGTGTTAGTAGTAATTACATAAGTAAAAATGCAACTAATCAAACATTAGTAGGAAATCTTACATTAACGGGTTCTATTTCAATAACGGGTTCATCTAATTCAAATGTAGTAGTAATAACTCCGGCATCTAATACCGCATCTATTGATATGAGTAAAGGAAATTTCTTTACACTAACTATCCCATCTTCTTCTATAACTTTAATTAGAGCAACTAATATTAAAGAAGGTCAAACAGTTGGTGTTAGATTAACGCAACAATCAACGACTGGTAGTGTTAGATTTGATACTCCATTTAAATTTTGGAGTGGAAGTGCACAATACAATACGGGTAGTGCAGTAGCTAGTTGTGTAGATTTATTTACATTTATGACATTTGATACTGGTTCTTTATATACTTCTGCAATTAAAAATTTAGTATAGGATGAATATAATACCAACAGCACAATTTTTAGGACCTTCTCCATTAAGAATAGGTGATTATTATCAAGGTGGTATAATTGCATATTTAGGTCCTATCGGAACTAGTTCTGCATCGGTATTTCCTAATCAAATAGGATTTGTTGTATCAACAGATTTTATACCAACAATAGATGGAGCTGGTTTAGGATATTTTTGGGGTGCAACTAATACTCTCGTACCAGGAGCAACAGGTAGTGCAATAGGAACAGGTGGAACTAATACACAATATATAATAGATTATTTTGGTAGTGGAAATACATATGCAGCTCAAGTAGCCGATACATATTCTGCTGCTGGATTTAATGATTGGGTATTACCATCGCAAGATGAATATAACGAAGTTTGTATACAATACTATGCAGGTAATCTTAATAAAGGTAATTGGGATAGTATTAATAATAGAAATACTTGGACATCAACTCAAGCGGTATCATCGGAAGCACGTAGAGCAATGGCATTTAATGTACAAATAGGAGGTACTTCGAATTGTGGAGGTGCACCTGGTTTAGGAGGTTCTCCAATAGGAAAAGATACTAGGTTTGAAGTAAGACCTATTAGATATATTACATACGATATAAATAATCCATATGAAAATGTCTACGCACAATACGGATAACATATTATTAGAAGTAATGCTAGAATTAGCAGAAGATGAAAATAGTGATTTAAGAGCCGAAAACTATACTCTATATCAGTACATTGAGTATTTGCACAGTATAAACAAGGATTTGGTAGATAATTATAACCAATTCGTTAAATTAGAAAATAGATTAAATTAAAAAAATAACAACAATTATAACCCAATTTGTTAAATAACTAAAATACACTAATATGAACGCAAAACAAGTATTAAGTAAAGTTGCTAGACTTTTAAATTTAGAAGCAGAAGTAACTTTAACATATGCAAAATTAGCTGACGGAACAATAGTAGAATCAGCAACATTCGATGTAGGTGAAGACCTATTCGTTATATCAGAAGATGGAACTAAAACTCCAGCACCAAACGGAACACATGAACTTATGTTGAAAGACGAAGAAGGAAATGAAACTCTTATCAAAGTTATCACAGAAGATGGTAAGATTGTAGAAAGAGAAAATGTTGAATTAAAAGCTGAAGAAGTAGAAGCTGAACCATTAGAGGGTGACCCAACTGCAGTAAATGATAAAAAAGATACAAAAGGTGCAGGTGAGCAAGTTAAAGATTTAAAACCATCATCTATGTTAGCAGAAGTTGAACCAACAGTTTCAGAAGATGCAGAAACAGAAGAAGTATCTCCTATTCCAGCAGATACCGATAAAGAAGAAATGGGTATGCCAGAAATGTTAAAGAAATTTGAAGACATGGCATATAGAATCGAAGAGATGGAAAAGAAAATTGCTAAGATGGCAGAAATTGAAATCGAAGTAAAAGATGAGAAAGAAGTTGAAGAAGAAGAGTTACCAAAATTAGATGGTGCTCCAATTGATGAAGCATTCAAATTCTCAGCAGAACAAAACAGTAAAAGATTTGGCAAGAAAACTGACAACGCTCAGAACTCTTTCTTAGCTAAATTATACAAATAATTAAATAAACAAAAAAAAGATTTAGAATGAAAAAAATTCAAAATTTCACAACAGGACAACCTAATATTACTTCAACGTATGCAGGTGAGTTCGCTGGTCAATACATCGCAGCAGCGTTGTTATCAGCAAAAACTTTGGATAACAAGTACATTACTATTTTACCTAACGTAAAGTATAAGCAAGTTATCCAAAAATTAGCAGTTGCAAACATCGTAAATGATGCATCTTGTGACTTCACAACTTCAGGTTCAGTTGCATTAACAGAAGCTGTAATTACTCCAAAAGAATTACAAGTTAACTTGAGCTTATGTAAGCAAGAGTTCGTAGATTCTTGGGAAGCATTGCAATTAGGATATAGTGCATTTGATACTATTCCTGCAAACTTCACAGATTACTTAATTTCTTATGTAGGTGGTGTAGTAGCGCAAGCAACTGAAATCTCTATTTGGAATGGTGATAATAGTGCAAACGGTCAGTTCGGTGGTCTTTACAGAGCTATCACTGGTTCAGCAGCTATTAGTTCATCTGCAAGTGGTGCGATTGATTCAACAAACGTATTATCTGATTTAGATGCATTAGTAAATGCAATCCCTAACACAGTATACGGTAAAGAAGATTTAATGATTTACGCTCCAACAAACGTAATCAAAGCTTACCAACAAGCATTAGCTGGTGGTGCACAAGGTGCAAACGGATACATGAACCAATTAAACGTAGGTGAAAAACCACTTAACTTTAATGGTATCGAAATCGCGTTTTGTCCTGGTTTACCTTCATCTGCAATGGTAGCGGCTCAAAAATCAAATCTATTCTTTGGTACTGGTTTATTATCTGATTATAATACTGTAAAAGTATTAGATATGGCAGATTTAGACGGTTCTCAAAACTTTAGAGTGATTATGAGATATACAGCTGGTACACAAATCGGTGTAGCTAGTGATATCGCTTACCACAAGAACTAATTTAAACAACTAATTAAGGGGTGGGGAGTATCGTAGAACAGAAACTCACCCTTTTAATAAAACAAAAAACTTATCATTATGGCTTGTAATTTATCAGCAGGAAGAAACGAACCTTGTAAAGAGAGTATCGGTGGTTTGGCAGGTGTTTACTTCATCAACTATGTATCAGGCGGTTTCACCGTTTCAGGTTCATTAGATGGAAGTACAGCGGCTTTACCATATGTAACATCTTTACCTGTAAGTTCATCAGTTTATTATTATGAATTGAAAGGAACTAGCAACTATACTGAAACAGTTAATACATCACGTGAAAACGGAACAACATTCTTCTCTCAAGAATTAACTTTGAATTTAAAGAAGTTAACAAACGAAATGACAACTCAGTTGAAATTAATGGCTTGGGGTAGACCTCAAATCATCGTTTGGACTCAGAACGGAGATGCGTTTTTAGTTGGATATAAAGAAGGTGCAGATTTAACGGGCGGAACTATTCAGACGGGTGGTGCAATGGGTGACCTTTATGGTTATTCTGCAACATTTACTGGACAAGAACAATTCCCAGCAATTTGGATTTCTGGTTCAAATACAACAAATGCAATTCCAACGGGTGTATTAAATGGTGGAACTATCGTATTCGGTAGTTAATCAGTAATATAGCATTGAAAATATTAAATAGCTACTCACTATATGGGGTAGCTATTTTTATGTCTAAAATATATTTGGAAATGTGGAAAATATGTTGTAACTTCTAATAAGAAAGAAAGCAGATAAATAATAAACACTAAAAATAAATTTTAATTATAAATAAAAATATTAATGTAGATGTTTAAGTACAGAATAGGAATCAAGTACTTACATACTTAGATATCTACTTAATGTTTTAAATAAAACTTCCTAATTAGAAATACAGAGCGATATTATTGTCCAACTACTTTTAATCTGATATTTGTTAAATTAGAGATAAATCATACCAAATGCTGAGCTATTACCTAGATAATACAAATTCTTTTACGATTAGAACAGAAAATACTTCTTCTAATCAATTTACAATGTCTTTACAAGATATGATAACACAAACTAATTCAACAGCAAGTTTAGTTAGTGCATCATTTACTTCTTATGAAAACTTATTAGCATTTACTGCAAGTATAAGTGGGGCATATACAGGACAAGAATTTAGAGTAAAGGTATTAAACTCAGGTAGTAGTGAACCAATATGGCATGGTTCTTTGCAAGTATATCAATCACAATCAGTTGATAAGGCAGTATATAAAACACAAAATACTCAGTATATCTCAAATGAGAGTACTAATGAATATATAATCATGAACTAATATGAAGCAAACAACACAATTTAGTATAGTAAACAATCCACAAAACAATATGTTACCGGTGATAATTGAGGATACGAAAACTCGTCATCCTTATGTACCATTTGGTGTGTATGGTAATGATGATTTCTTTTCAGCAGTAACATCAGCATATAACGTTAGTACAACTAATGCAGCGTGTGTAGAAGGATTATCAGATTTAATATTTGGTAAAGGAATTTATTCTAAGAATGAAATCTTTAATGAAACCCTTCAAAAGTTATTACCACAAGAGGAAACAAAGAGAGTAGCATTTGATTTGAAGTTATTTGGTAACGCAGCATTTCAGGTATATTGGAACGCAGACCATACTAAGATTGTAAAATTATTTCATATTCCTATTCAGAATTTAAGAGCAGAGAAACTATATGGTGAACCTAAAATACAAAATTATTTTTATTGTACAGATTGGTTCGACCAAAGAGCAGTAAAAAATAAAAAGAAGATACCTGCATTCGGTACATCTAATGAAAAGTTTGAAATACTTTACATTAAGAACTATCAGCCAGGTTTGTATTACTATTCTTTACCTGATTGGGTATCGGCATTACAATTTAGTTTAAGTGAAGGTGAAATCAGTAACTTACATTATCAGAATATTACAAATGGTTTCTTACCGGCAGTAATGTTAAACTTTAATAGTGGAGTTCCAGCACCTGAAGAAAGACAAACGATAGAAGACCTAGTACACGCTAAATTTACAGGTACAGACAACGCTGGTAGATTTATGTTATCTTTTAATGATGACCCGGCAAACAAACCTACAATCGATACAATTGATATTCCTAACTTACATGAGAAACATCAGTACGTTGCAGAATATGTTCAAGATAGAATCTTAGTAGCACATAGAGTAACATCACCACTTTTATTTGGTATCAGAACACAGAACAATGGTTTCAGTTCTCAATCAGAAGAAATGAAAACAGCATTCAGTATTTTACAAACAATGACTATAGCTCCATTCCAAAACCTTATCCTAAATTCTTTGGATTATGTGTTAAGTATAGGTGGATATGATGATACTCAATTATACTTTGAACAATTAACTCCATTGGTAATTCTATCACAGCAAGCAGAAGAGCAAGGTAAAACAGTAGCGCAGGTTGAAGATGATACAAATAAAGCAATGGAAAATCCAGCAACAACTGATGATAGTGGTGATGAAACAACAGAAGAAAATGTAATTATTGATTCAGATGTAACAATGGAAAAATTTGTTAAACCAACTTTCTTTAAACAAGAATACGAAATATTAAAAAAATAATTATGGCATACGCATTATTCATAAGTAGAAATGATATTATAAAGAACTCACCATTGCAAGGAGCAATTGATGCAGATGCTTTGTTACCATTTATTAGAACAGCGCAAGATAAATACTTAAAGAACTTATTAGGAACAGTCCTATTTGATTTCTTACAAACAAGAATCACTGCAAATACGGTTAGTAGTTTATCTACATACTATCAAGAACTATTGGATGATTATATTAAGAATACTTTGATATGGTATGGGTGTGTAGAATATATTCCATTTAGTTCAGTTCAATTTAAATCTAATGGTAGTATCAAACAACAAAGTGAACAAGGTATAGCTCCTTCTAAATCAGAAATCGATTACCTATTAGCAAAGGCATTGAACAACGCAGATTATTACGCATTAAGATTACAAAACTATTTGATATCTTATTCAAATGAGATACCTCAATATTTAGAATCAGTTGGTAACCAAACACAAATATATCCTGACCAAACAAATCAATACTTTGGTGGGATTCAATTATAATCTATATGAGTCAACAAATTGTACATAATACAGGAGTTAACTACACTCTATACTACAACATTCTAAATTATTTTAAAACAATAATGAAGAATCATCCTGGTGTAGGTGTTGCTACTTATGGTGATATTGCAGATTTTGATACAAAAGAATTTCCAGCTTATCCTGTGGCAAACTTACAGATAACTGATACTTCTTTTACATCTAATACAACTAACTATACTATACAATTATTAGTAGCAGATAAAATTAAAAATAAAAATAATGAATCATCAGGTTCTCTTAATCAACAATCAATAGATTACTTTAAGGGAGTAGATGATACAATTGATATACACAATAACACATTAGGAATATTAAACGATTTAACTGCATATACTCAGAGAGGTGTGCAGGGATTCGATATCGATGGTGAGATAACCTGTTTACCTTTTAGTGACAGGTTTAACAATGGGTTAGCAGGGTGGTCGGCCACCTTCAACCTAACTACTCACAACGATAAAAATCGGTGTCTTTTTTTTTTAGTTAATCCATCGGGTAGTGGCTTTAAATTAAGAGAGTGTTTAAGTGGGGATGAATATTACGCTGTGTTGAATGGAAGTGCGGTGACGGGTAGTGTAATAAGTTCTATAAATAACATAGGTGGGTATAAAGGTAATTTAGGTTCTCCTCTTACGTGTTATACAGTAGTAGAGCAAGTAAGTAATTTTGATAGTTGGGATTATGTGAATTTACCGGTGTTGGCAATACCATTCCAAAGTTATGATAGTTGTTCTTTATGTGAATTATGGATTAACCCAAAGATATGGAGTACAACACCAGAGAATTGGAGTTCGGGTTCATCTGTATCATTTAGAAAGTGGAGTGAAGATTAAAAATAAAAAATATAAAAATATACAATAATGGGAAGTTTAAGTAATTTATACATATCGCAAAGTTATATTTCTCTAATTCATTTAGGAAGTAATAATACAGCAAGTTCTACACCAACTGAATTACAGGATGGTTTAGGAAATGGTGTTGGGGTATCAGTTTCAACTAATGGTAATTTATATGTTAGTGGTAATGTATACGCAACTAATTTAACTGGTAGTGGTGGGAGTATTAATACAGGTAGTTTAGTTACTACTTCATCTTTTAATGCATATACTTCATCTAACGATAGTAAAGTAAATTCTTTGATAGCAGCAACTGCATCATATGTAACATCAGCAATTACTGCAAGTTCATTGATAACTGCGAGTGTATCTCAAAGTACAATTACATTTACAAAAGGTGATGGTTCTCAATTTAATATAGTAGTAGCAGATGTGAGTGGAAGCGCGGGTGATTTCGTAACTACTGCATCTTTCAACGCATATACTGCATCTCAAGATTTTAAGAACACTACATTTGCAACAACTAGTAGTGTAACTGATTTATCATCATCTTTATATTTCACAGATACAACACAAAGTAATAACATAGCGAGTAATAGTTCTTCAATAGGATTATTACAAACATTTAGTGGCTCTCAATATAAGAATGATAGTTCTTCATTTGATAGTAGAATATTAGCAATCACAAGTAGTGGTGGTAACGTATCAGTACAAGATGAAGGAAGTATATTAGGAAACGCAACATCATTTAATTTTATAGGTGCTGGTGTAACAACTGCATTAAGTGCAGGTACAGCATCAGTAACAATACCAGGTGGTGGTGGAAGTATTAATACGGGTAGTTTCGCAACAACAGGTAGTAATACATTTACCGGAGACCAAACTATATTAGGTTCAATCGTAAGTAATCCAACAACATCTCTTACTGAATTATTTTCACAAGCATTTGTAAGTGGAGCAGTTCAATATAATATAACTGCATCAAATGCAACATCACAATCAAACTTAGTATTAGGTGGAACACCATTACTATTTTCACAGACAGGCTCAGTTATAGTATCAGGAAGTAATAATATATTTTTATCAGCAGCTAGAAATAATACATTAGCAACCAATTTTTCTAATGGATATATTGGTGGAAATAATAATATTGTTCTTACAATTCCAACATTACATACACAATCTTTGGTTAATCCAACGATAACTAATAATACACTTAATTCTATATTAGCTCTTAATTTTATTACAAGTTCAACATTAGCAGTACCTGTTATTAGTAATAATCAAATACTAGGAGGAACAACTATAACTCATACATCTGGCAGTGTTAGTTTTCAGGGTAATATTGTTATGGGTAATGGATTACAATCAACAGCTAATATAACTCCTTTAACATTAAACTCAACAATAGCACAAAACGTAGTAGCAGGATTAAATTCAATTGTTTTAAACCATAATAGTTCATCAATAACTTATAATGGTAATATTGGTGGTGGAATGACAGTAACAAATAACTATTCATCATCAGTTTCAACAGCAGTAAATAATATTAGTGTTCAAGCAAACACATTCGCTGGTACAGGTCATACTTTATTAGTAAGCGGTAGTAACACAGCAAATAGAAGAACATTTAATAGTAATATAATTGTAGGTTCAACAAATGCAATAAGTTCTGATTTGATTGGTTCAACCGGTGGTCATTTAATTGCAACTGCGGTAATAGGACAAAACTTAATTGTATCAGCATCAGGAACATCAATAACAGCAGGAGGTGGTGCATTCTTTGGTAGATACAATGATATCAATGCAGGATTAGCAGATAGTGGTAAAACAATATTTGCAGTAGGTACAGGTACTTCAACATCAAACAGAAGAACTTCATTATCAATTGATAGTTCATCAGTAGTAAACATATCTGGTTCTCTTACAATCACCGGTTCAAATCTTAATATAGATGGTAGTGGTAATATAACAGCATCAACCTTCTTAGCAACTAATAATGGTAGTACTGCATTCATATATAATCAACAATCAACCGGAAGTGTAGCTGGGGTATGGAATACTAATTATGGTAAAGATGGATTATCAGTTTATCAATATCAAGGACAACCATACGCATTCAATGTACTCTTAACAGCAAATCAGATAGCAGCATATACCGGTTCTGAATTCCAATGGGGATTACAAACAAACGGAACATTAGCATTACCTGGTGGCGGTTCTACTTATTTCGCAATGAGTAGTGGCTCTACAATTACCGGTAGTGGTGGTGGTGCAAATAAAGTAGGTTTAGATTACTTAGAAACTGCAATGATAATGGATTTCAAAGCAGATACCGCATTTAATAGAAAGGTATATGTTGATAAAGGAATGTATGTTTCTCAATCAGTAGGTGGTGGAAAGCCGGCATTAATAGTAAATGGAACAAATGCAGCTAGTAGTAAAGCAATCGTTGCAACAGGTAGTGTGGATATCACAGGTTCATTATCAGTTTCAAATACAGCATCATTCAATGCACCGGTTGTAATAAATAATAATTCTGATTTGTATCTATATGGACACAAACAATTTAATGTTGGTGCATTCCAAAGTAATATAACTCAATCGGGTTCTGCAGCAGTATCACAATCAATGCAGTTTGAAACAACTGATTTATCATATGGTGTAACTATGGTATCTAATAGTAGAATAACATTAGCAAATGCAGGTATTTACAATATTCAATTCTCAACACAATTATTAGCAGATACAGGAGCAGATAATGTTTGGATTTGGTTGAAGAAAAACGGAACGAATTTACAGGCAACAGCGGGACATGTTGTATTAGCAAATAATGATGAATTAATTACATCATGGAATTATGTAATTGATGCAGCGGCAAATGATTATTATGAATTAGTATGGCAATCTGCAGGAGGAGATGCAGTACTATTTTCAGAAGCAGCAACTGGTAACATTCCATCAATTCCATCAGTAATCCTAACCGTAACGCAGGTAAGGTAATGGCTAAATCATTAGATAGTGTAATTAAAAAAGCAAACTCATTAGCAGATATAATCTCTAAAAGAGTTGCAGCGAATGCACCTAAGAAAACGGGTAATCTACAAAGAGCATTGTTAAGGGCGAATAACCTTAGTACAATGTTAGAAGTAGGTAGAGGGGGTAGTAAATCTATCCCCTTAAAAACTATTACATTCACTATTGATTACGCACCTGATGGAGCAGAGTATGGTATGTGGTGGAATGACCCAACCGTTAGTTCTACTGTCAGAAGTGGTAAAACAAAAAATGTACCTGGTAAAATTAATTTTGTTGAAAATGCATTAAGTGAACCAAAGGTTATAAAAGCATTAGATGATATATATTCTTTATTAGGTGATACTATATTAGCAGGAATAGAAGATGAGTTGAATAAAATGGAAGCTGAGTATTAGTATCAATTACTTTTTCTAATCCATTGGTTATAAAAGAAAAGATTATTAGATGGCATTAAGTATTACTCAAACTCCAGCAACCTCATCTTTAGCACAATCGCCAATTATATTTACGGTTGCAGAAAGTAATTTAGTTAATTTAACTTCATCATCATTTCAGTATGTTGGTGAATTATACTATTGGACAGGTTCAGTTTTAGATTCAGGTTCTTTATCAAATTATACAATTTCAAAGTTTCCAAATACTTCAAACGTTGGTATCTTTGATTTAAATAGAATATTAAACTCTACACTTACAGATTTACTAATTCAAAATTCTTCTAACGTAGTTTACTTTGCAGTAGATTTTTATCCACAATATTTAAGTGGCTCAACATTTGTAACAGGTTCACATCTTAAATCATCAAAGTTTAACGCATTAGATGGTTATGGTTTATTTCCTGAACAAATCGGTGCACAATTACAAACTCTTTCACCATATTTTCCTCTTTTAACAGATGGACCTGTAACACAAAGTGCATTTTTAGATAATGTAGGTGAAAGTGGTGTTTGGACAAATCCATATACTGGCAGTGTAGCATGTAATAGATTAATATATAGTTCAAGTATAGGAAATGCAACGTATGTAATAAATGGAACAGCATCTTCATCTGGTCAAATAGCAACATATCCAATAGGACCTGCACAAAGTGGTTTCCCATTATCAAGTGCAGGATTAGATTGGTATACTATTCAACCATTCCAAGATACAACAGCATTAGGTGCTACAATTCGTTATGAAATAGTTTGTCCACAAAAGTATCCTAATGTAAGAATCAAATGGAAAAATAGATTCGGACAATTTGATTACTTAAACTTTAATATGATTAATAGAGAAAGTTTATCAACAACGAGAAGAACTTATCAGCCAACATTAGGAACATGGGAAGGTTCATCATTTAGTTATCAATCATACAATAGTTCTATGTTAGATTATATTGTAGATACTAAACAAACCCTACAAGTAAATACAAATTGGGTAGATGAAGATTATAATGATATTTTCAAACAATTAATGGTAAGTGATGAGATATATTGGGTATATAATGAAGCAACAGATGCAGTGAGACCTTTAAGTATTGCATCATCAGATATACAATTTAAGACAGGAGTAGTAGATAAATTAATTCAATACACATTTGAATTTAACTTAGGTCAATCTTATAAATTAATTATGTAATGGGAGTTATATCAACACAAGCGTTTACTTTTCGATTAGTAGCAAATGGAACTCAATTAGACCTTTTTGAAGATGAAGATATTAAATTATCAAACAATGTAACAGGTCTTTTTGATATCGGTGTATTACCATCAGATTTCACAAGACAGATAACCCTACCTGGAACGAAGACAAACAACGCATTTTTCGAACATGTTTACGATATAAGTATTGACTCACCTTTCTTATTTGCAACGAATATAAAGGTGCCAGCATACTTTGATTTCGATTCTATATATCTTTCACAAGGATACTTACAATTAAATAAGGTAAATGTATTAGCAAATAAATTTATTGATTCATATGAGGTAACTATTTACGGAACTCTATCATCATTTGGTAGAGAAGTTAATAGATTATACTTAACAGATTTAACAACGTTATCCCAATTCAATCATACTTCATCATTAGATAATATTACAGGAAGTTGGAGTGGTAATTTATTTAGCGGTAGCATAGTTTATCCATTAGCAGATTATGGTAGTGGATATCAATATACATCAGGTCAATTTAACCAATTTGGTATAGATGATGTTGATGGTGCATTAACTGTTCAAAACTTTAAACCAGCAATTAGAATAAAGGAAGTATGGGATGCAATATTTGATGAAACTGGTTACACATATACTTCTAATTTCTTTACACAAAGTTGGTTAGATGATGTATATATGGTTTGTAATAATGCATTAAAATATCCTGAATATAGTGGGGTTGATTTAGAAGGGTATGGTAAAATAAAAATAGGTGCAATTAGTGGAAGTGGAATGACAGATGTTAATTTAGCTTCTGGTAGTTGGGTAACTTTACCTTGGTATAATACATTATCTGATGTACAAAACTTTTATGAAAATGGTGCATATAGAGTTGAGAAACCAACTAATTTAAAAGGACAATTAAATATTAATATTAATGTAAGTTCTTCTGCAAATAATATGCCAGGTACATTTTCAGCAAATGGAACGTGGCAATTAAGAATGTTAGAAACAGGAAGTTCAACTCCTTATTCAACGCAAGCACTTCAATCGTATATAATTTTCTTTACCGAATTACAAGAAAGTAGAAATGGTAGTATTAATACAACATATCAATTAGAAACTGAGTTTAACTTTAATAGTATACCGGCTGGTAATTATTATTTTCAAATTCGTCAATCACCTAATTCAGCAACTCCACCTTTGCCAGTGGTTACATTAGATCCTGATGGAACAACTAAATCATTTTTAGAAATTAGACAAGTAAATCAGGCAGCAGATGGTAGAGTGATAGATATACCGTCTAATATGCCTTACGGAACAAATGGTATTAAATTGATTGATTTTATAGTAGGAATTCAAAAACAGTTTAATTTAGTAATGTATCCTGATAAAACTAAACCAAATCAATTTATAGTTGAAACATTTAACGATTGGTATAACAGAGGCGAAGTAAAAGATTTTAATAAATACATTAATTTAGATGAGAAGATAGAAGTAATTCCAGCAAATAACTTAGCAGTAAATAAATTAAACTTTGGTGATACCTTAGACCAGGATTATATCAGTCAACAATTTGCAAAAGGTGCAAATAGAGAATATGGTAAACAATATTACACAGATACTACTAACTTTTATTCACAAGGAACATATGAAGTTAAAACAACATTTGCAAGTTCACCATTAATTAGAATAGAAGGAACAGGTCTTTCGGGTAGTGTTGGTGGATTAAATCCTACACCTTCAACATTCTATGCTGGTAATTTTACCTTCACACCATCATCTAATGCTAGTTATGTATGTACATCACCAATTGCATATGATATGTATACAATAGATGGTCAAATTACACCAGGACAAATTGCATACTATGACAGATATGCACAATCACCTATAACTGGATTTTATTACTTCACATTCGGTGGTGGTAATGAAATTTATGAAATCAATAGAACAACAGGAGAAATAGGATATGGAAGTGGAAATTTCTGTTAAAATAAAAATAGATTATGAGTCAAATTATACCAATATACATACCAACTTACATAAATTCAGCAACGTATACACCAGCTAGAGTATTACCGCGTTTATTTTTTTATAATGGATTGATTGATTGTCAACGTTATTATATTGAAAGTGGGTCATTAACAACCTCTGGTGTTACGGTTGAACAAACCGCATTTCCATATTTTGATAACTACAATGTAGTAAGTGGCAGTTTTCCTACCACAGATAGTTTATCATTACTATTCAATAATGAAAATGCAGCATACGGACAAATACCAACAGAAAATTTATATACAACCTATTGGGAAACGTATATTCAATTATTATACAATCCAAAAACAAGATTATTAAATTGTAGTGCAATCATTCCATTGGCAGATTATTTCAATATGGAATTAAATGATATTGTAAATTTTAGAGGGTCATATTATCACCTAAGAGCAATAAATGATTATTCATTAAAGACTGGTGAATGTACTTTACAATTATTAGGTCCGATTATACCTGATGCGTTGAGTAGATAATAAAAATTAAATGTTAAATTATGATAATAGGAATTATTGAATTACTCTCCATTACAGAACACTATGGTGTTTCAGAAAGAGTAGAGATAGCAAAAGGAAAATATGAAATAGTAAGAACTTGGAAGCAAGGTCTTAATAAAATAAAAAGAATATGGCAGATAAGAAAATTAAAGTCCAAGTAGATGTTGAAACTAATGTAGAGCAATCTATTGCTGGATTAAAGGAACTTAAAAAGCAATTAAAAGAAACTGCCGCAGGTTCTGCCGATTTTAAAAGATTGGTAGGAGAAATTGATGATTTAGAAGATAAACTTAAATCAGCAAAAGGTGCAGCAGCAGATTGGATTGATAGTTTAGAATCAGCAGGTGGTCCTATTGGTATGTTAGGTGGTGCATTGAATAAAGTAAAAGTTGCCACACAATCATTCGGTGCAGCATTAAAGGCGACTGGTATTGGTTTAGTAGTTGCTGCTATTGGTG